AGGAATTCTTCCATCTGATGCCATTCGGGAGATTTCCGATTGATCCCAACAGCAACCCCAAATCTAATGGGGTCACACTGTATACCAATGATGATGGGCAAGAACAACCAGCGCAACACATAAGTGAAGATTAAGGAATTGGAGTACATCACTCTGCACTTTTCCTTCGCCACAACTTCACCACTCGCGTCCACCTTTCCAGTAAGAGCCTCGTCTTTGTAAGTGCCCTTGGCAACTGGGTAACCTCTACGTCCTGTTGAGAGCGTCACTATGTAATCTATAATGGCTTTCTCTTCCTCCGGTTTCAGCTTCCAATTATGCTGGTAAAACCCGTCACTCTCAAGTTCCTCTATGTAACGGCGTTTCTTTCCTGTTTTGTGAAAGCTAAATTTCGTGGACAAGTTAACCGCTTCCCAAAAGCGTTTTCCAGGCAAACCCTTGAGGTTCACATCGTCCACCAGTGGACCAACCTGTTGCCAGTAATCATTTTCCAGTGCTGGTGAGATCATTGCAACATAATCATTGACGGATTTCATTAGAATCTCTGCATCGAAATGCCCTACAGGTTCGTCTAAACCTTGCAGTGTCTGCTGCCATCCCCACCAATTCGGAACCATCTTTGGAGGATTCCAGATATTGGGCAAATTAGCCTCTTCGAGCACTATCTTCGCAATGGCGGTCGGTCTAAAGTTCGTTCCAGTCTTCGCCACTCGTCCCGTTGTACCATGATACTGCACGTTGGAATCTACATTTGACTTGTCAAGGTAGTTCACCGCACTCTTCTTGAAAGGTTTTTCAGCAGCTCCATACTCTACACCAGCAAATGTGAAATCGTAATCTCCATCTGCTGCTGTTCGGAAAACATTAATGTCCTTAGTCATGTCTTCGATGCTACTGAGAATCTCTGCGTGAGTCACGTGCGATATACAAGCGTACTCTCTGCCTGTTGCACCACCACTGTGTATTCCAGTAATGCAGGGCGCTTTTCCTTGTGAGTAGTATAGGCTGCCACACATGCCGTAACAGGTGACCAAACCCTTAACCACAGCCAATTGTCCTTTACCACGTTGAGCACCCAAATTTGTCTTACCATCTGCACTCATAATGTGACCCTTAAAGTCATAGCTGACAGGATCTTTCTCATGATCCTGTATAATGCATGTGGTACCATTATAGAGCCTAGTTGGGTGTTCCGCCACAAAGTAGTCCAACAGGTTACCGAACGATCCACCAACAGTGGTGTAGCAAACTGCCACATCACTCTCTTCAAGTAAACGCCAATGTCTGGGTTCGACCGTGATGGTGAATTGTTTTCCGACAGCACCCTTGGGTATACCTATTCTCTGACAAGTGAGCACTATCTTTTTGGCCAACATCCCTCTCGAATTAACTAAGTAATGTTTGTTCAAGAGAAAGAAGTTCGTCTCAACGAAAGTGATCACACCTTCACTATCACCAATCGTGTCGTCAAAATAGCTTTTACTGTTGAAAACGAATTGATTCTTCTTGGCTTTCGCCTTTAAGTCATCTATCCGTATACATTTTGACTTAGGAGTGGTAGATAGTGGTAGGACCACAACTTCCTTGTATGGATTCTTCTCGGCCAACCTACAATCTATGTCCTTCTCGTCTTCCGGCGTCAGGTTTCCTTGGGCCTCCACATTGATAGCTAGCGATGAGGTAAAATATCTAACTATCTTCCACATCGCCACTATTCCAACTAGGACTGGGCAAATCCACAACAGTGAAGTGAGGCAGTCCAGTGAACGAGTTCTCCCCATCTGGTGTATCCACGTTTCTTGTAGGTTCAGGGCAATAAAGTCTATGTAACTCCTACCCAATAATCGAGCCAAACTAACGTGGAACACGAAGTACACAATGCTGAATATCGCCCATAATGGTCCACCAACAAGCGCAGGTAAACAATACAAGATGAGTAAAGACACAACCACATAGATTATTGCACTGACACAGAACACCGTCCGCGTATATCGATACATCCACGCATGGAGTAATCTTGTGAACGCGCTGTCCTTCAAATTCATGTCTGGGACCATTCGTGTGTACGCGATGAAACTATAGTATGTTCTCGCCAGCCTATAAACTCTTTCGGTCTGGTTCGTCCATTCTATCAGTGGCGTTAAGTAATCACGCTCTGTCCATCGCACACTAGTTGTATCCGCAGGGTGCAAGCCAGTGGTGCCGACTCCTATTTCCGTGCCGTCATCAGTGTTGGTGTACGCCATTGTTGGGGCGGAGAGTATATATCGTTTCCACTCTGTGGCCATATCCCCCCACGAGCGACGTTCATCACCATTCTCTTCATTCGTCGGTCGCTCAACCATGTTACTATGGGGCTCCACCTGGATCTTGTTCTTCGACGGTTTCTTGTTCCGTCTCCACGTCCTGTCGTTGCGTTCAGACTTGTTTTTATGCCTCTGCCTTCGTGCGGCTTTAGGCTCTTCTTCACCGTTCTTCACAGTGGTCTTAAACGAATCGTGGGCAAGTGGTTTGAAATCCTGATGTTTCGTACAGATACACTTCAGGTACTTACACCCGTTAACGCCACAAATAAGTTCCTCACGTGGCGTGTTTTTCAAGTAATCAACGCGTTTGGAACCGCGTTCCAGAATTTTCTTCTGGTTCTCGTCCCAGGCCAAAAACTTGTCCGTCGTGTACTGTATAACTTCAGCCATACTAACCATCTTCTTTTCTTTCCCGTCAGGTCCTGTCAGAATTTTGTATATCCCAGGTTGATCTTCATGATCGGGCCGGGAAACTTCCAGCAAATTCACGTCCCATATGTCGGAAAACACATGATTCGGGTTCTGCAATTCGTATTCCCTGACCTTCGCACTGTCCACCCCAGAAGACACTCCATTCCTTTTGAGTTGGAACCTCTCCTTGGCAAAGACCTCAATAATTACACTGGGTCTTCTTTGTACGGAATATGGTAAATTACTGTACTGGTGTGCATCCAAGTCCAATTTATTGGTGTTGATAACGCCAATCTTGGCGTTCACTTCCACCATGCCCTTGCTAGGCAAATCCGCTTTATTTACCACGAACCTTTCCGGAGAAAAGAAATCAAGCAATATCCGCGTAAGCGGAGTGCTGACAAAACCCGGTGTTTCATTCGCGAAATCAGGGAAGATTCCTACGAGCGTGTCAGACTGCCATGAGTCCATGAACTCACTATTGGCATTGATCGGCTGCCTGCGATCACGGTCAAGTGGTAAATCCGCACTCGTCATAATCGCATCCAGAAGTTGGTCTTGCAACTCTGATTTACCTTGTGAAGACAAACCGTAAATTTGGATGCCAAAAGGATTGTACCTGTTACCACCACCCTGTCTCTTGGAAGCAAATTCTATTTTAATTCTTTCCAGAGCCAAAATGTAATCACACATCACCTTATTTTCAAAACCCTTTAGGGTCAATTTAGCTGATTTGCAATCCTGTATGGTGGTATTGAGAAGATGGTGGAATTCTATATCTTCGATATCCTCCGTCTTCCTCAGGTTTCCATCCTTTAGTAGGTTCCAATAGTACAACACCTTGAGATATCTCTCCTGCAAATCGTCGGCACCAAAATTGCCAAGCACGAAAGACGTGATGTCCCCGGTGTTGTACACTCTCCATCCTCCTTCAGCCATGTAAACCAAACTATCTAACACGGCTGATGTCATGTCACCAGCACTCTTGTGAATTTTGATCATGTCCTTAGAGATCAGATCGAATCCAGCAACAGTAAAAGTACACGACTCAATTGCACAGAAACCGAAAGAAACAAAAACACTCAACAAGTTTGATATCTGGCGGTTTCCCGCTCCTTTGAGAATTTCCACCCAATTGTTTTTAAGATCCTTGAGGGATCTCAACCATTGTGGTTTGGATTTCTCCACACTTGCTGCCACTATTTTGTTTATCCTGCTTTCTGCGCTAAGTGGCTGGCCAGCTGCATCTGTTTCCACCACGTCACCGTGTGCCTCGATCATCATGTCCAAGTTTTCAAGTGAATGATTAACTTCATCTTGATAAAACATTTCCTTGATTTTGCCATCCAATTGTATAATCAATGGCTGATCGGTACATGTCATTTTAATGAATGATAGTACTATGGCACCCAAATGTGATAATGAATCACAGTGATATAAGTTGGCCACGGTAATACATAATGCCTCACCAAAGTTGAGGAATTCATCTCGAGAACGCCCCCATACAGTTCTTGGTATGGAGTCTATAATCGAGGTAAGGGGTGTGTCTGGCCGTGTGAACCGATGGACGTTACCATCCAAACAGTATCCGCTGGCCTGTGCTTCCAAATTCATATGTTTCATATTGGCTAGAATTTGCGCAGCTCTGTAGTGTTGTATAGCTACGCTAGCACCACGTGAACATTCAGCACGGGTTTCCTGTGTCAACCCTACACAGGCGTTTCCTACATCCAATCTTCCATTATTCGATCCACCATCGACATCTTCGTCGCTCCTTAAATCGGACCGACTTGTTCCCTGGTTGCTCCTTACATTGGAGTCCTGCCCTTCGCAATTGGGCCAACCATTTCCATCGATAGACTGAAAGCGCTGCATCTGTCTCGGTCCCTTCATTTTGTATAAGAGACCCCCGACAGAATGTGCGCTTTCAGATGGGACCTATAGAGGATCATCTGAAAGACTCACACTCTGATTCTGGCAGCAAGTCACCGAAATTACATTTCGGCTACGCGACAATCATAGAACGGTTCCATGCATAGGTAATCATGGTGTTCTCCTGTCCTCCGGACTACCAGGGAATTAAACTCCTCTTTCAAACCGTACGTTACTATCGTACAGGAAATGGTCCGTTAATACATGTGGTTAAACCGAAGTCCCGATGTATTAACTCGCCTAAGGCACTCAATATCCACAAGTACCGGAATACCGGGGGTTGTTGCCCCCAAACCGTGCTCACATATGCCCGTATGTCACCATCGGGTAAATTGGATAACTCGAAAGTTTCTTACACAATCCTCATTGCGATATCCAACATACAACAAACACGTCAAAGGGGGAAAAGGCGACGCTCTTTTATGGGTAGAGCGATTTACGCGTATGTGCCCAGGAACCGGCTAACTTAAAACGCTCACGTTCCTCACTAAATGTTGTAAGCTCTCTTTTTTCATCACCAGGAGCGCGGGCTGCTATTCATAGCTTAGGTCCTAGACCAGTAGGTGCCAGCTAGAAGCTGGCGGTGGCGGCACTGATAAATCAGTAATCTCAGAGTTACCGCGATGTACTCATAAGAAGTCTGGGGAAATAGTTCGAAAACTAACATCCCAGATGGCAGGGGCTAATCATCTGATATAAAATCAGAGAAGAGAAACCTCCCACTCTCTTATCAGAGAGTAGGAGTCTCATACCCCTGCTCTTGTTACTACTTGAATTGGCTAGTTTAGCACCAATTAATACTTGGTTCATAGTATCGACTGTCAATAATAAGTGCGCAAGCGCATCATATCACTAACGAATCTAATGGCCTATAAGTTCAATGTGAACTTACTGAAGCGTGGGTGTCACAGATAAACAAATGACATTCCAAACTGCAGTAAGAACAGCAAACGAAATAAGACATGCCAGATAAAATCAATGGCATGAAAAATCTAATTTGCTCTTTACATTGCCCTTATG